GCGGATTCTCAATCCTGTTCTATCGTTCTCAGTTCTGAGACTCTCATCGGTGCGTTTTCTCATTCGTGACCTCTCATCCCTGCAATCGGTCTCTCACCTTTGCGAATCATGCCCTATCGAGCCTCTCATTCTCATTCGTGCGTGAGAATCGGCTTCTCAAATCTGAGACGTCTCAATAATAAGAGTCTATTATCGGCATTGCTACGCTCTATTTTTTCCTATCGCGTGGCACGGCTTTTGAATAGCGTAGCACTAGCACCGCTTCCGGCTTGCTCGCTATCACCACGCCCTTCCGCCTGCTTGTCGGCGTAGCTACATGCACGACGCTTCCTAGTGTCGGCACGTTTATCGGCCAGCTATGCCATTCGGCAATCATAGCTTGCGGCGCAACGCTCTGAATTTGGTAAACTCATACCACGCCTTTGAGAAGCCGGGGTATTCACCGATTCCTCGTTCCTGCCAGTATTCGCGCACCAGCTTATCCATAAACGCTCGGCTTTCCTGTTTCGCTTTATCCAAATGCGGCCCGGTAATCAGAATCTGCACGTTGCTATAATGAAGGCATTGCTTCACCTGTTCAATATCGGTCAAGTCGAACTCGCAAAGCGGTCGGATGTGGTCAATCTCCCATTCATTCCGATTGTGCCACCCGATACCTTCACGGAACATACCCTCGACGTGCGCCTGTAGCTCCACCACGTTGCACCCGATGAACTCCCAAGCCGAAATACTGGCAACGCCGGGGTTTTTCTTCCGCACGCGAGCCTTGCAGTTTGACGCCCACCGCAAAAGGCTCATGCGGTCTTTGTGCCTTCGCTTCCAGTCATTCGTGCGCTCTGCGCGCGCCCTCTTTTTATCGGGCGAAAGGCTGGCAAAGTATTTCTTCTGACTCATTTTTCCCTTGCCGCTGTGGTAGTAGTCGCTGGCGTATTTCAGAGTTTCGGCGCTGCACTTGCTTTGGCGGTTCGCCCTTTCGAGTTTGTGGTTTGATTGCATAAGATGTTCCCTTTGCGCGGGAATCTCTAGGTTGTCAACATCATTCGAGTGGGGAAAATACCCTGCTTTCAGCAACTAGCCTGCTTTCCCCTTTCTAAAAGATTCCTTGCCTATGGTATGCCCGCCCCTATCTATCGCCTATCGCGCCAGTATTGCGCCAGATAAGCGTGCATAAGCTATCGCATAGCAAGTGCATTGCCTGTATTGCGCCAGATAAGCGCGTGCATATCCTATCGCTTGCATATCGGCCCTATATCGGCGCGTCTTTGCCTGCGATGCGCGTGCTTTGCGCTGAGTCGTGCCGGGGATGCGACGGAAATGCGCCTGATTTGCGGTTTGGCGTGTCAACGTAGCGGAACGCGCTGAAAAGGCCGTGGCGGGGCTGCTAGAGGCCTTTGCGGGGCTGTTTAGGCGCGGGCTTTGCCCGCTTTGGCGGGTGTAGTGCTTCTCGTGCAAGGATTGCGGCGGCGCATCCACATCCGCATCCGCCGTGTCGGTCGCACATGCAGCCGTCGCCCGTGGCGATGATGCGCAGGAGCGCGGCGCTGTAGCGTTCAATCAGGTCATTGGATGTGTCGCCCATTTTAGGCGCGGGTGAAGTTGCGTGCGGCCATGTCAACCAGCGTTGCGTGCTCCTGCGCGTAGCCGGGACAGCGGCGGAGCAGCCAGAGGTGGCAGGCGATGCGGATGTCGTCCATTTTCTCGCCGTGGCGTTTGCTAGCGACGGCGTCGCGCTCCTTCCAGCGGCTCCGGGTGAGATTGTGGGTGTTGGCTGAGTGGCTTATGTTTCTCATGCGCTAGCGGTCTTGTGCGGCGTCTGCGGCGTCCTCGGCTTGGCCGACGAGCGTGTCGGTGATGTCGGCCCCGCAGGCGAGGCAAATGCCGTGTTCGTGCTCCTCATGGTCGCAGGCCTGCTGCTCCCGGTAAAGCCTCGCAGCCTCAGCTCCGGCGCACACGTGGCAGTCAGGCGCGCCGCAATCGCGAAGACGGCAGCCGCGCATCGGTCGCGTCAAGTGCGGGCATTTTAGAACCCCAGTGCGCGGTTGACGCACTTGCAAAAAGCGTTCACCGACTCCCACCGCTGCGTGCGCGCCGCGATGATTTTCTTCGCCGTGCCGAGGCGAGCGCCGCGCATACGTCGGCTTCCGGTGATTACCCAGTTCACAAGGCCGGTGGTTCCCATGTCTGCGATTTTGATTTGGTTCGTGTTGTTCATGGGTCGAATCTAGCGGGCCTCAGCCGTGCGTCAACAGTATTTTCTTTTTATTTTTAGGGGCCACACAGCCGCACGATTTCGCGCGCGTGGTCTTGTGCGGAAAGTTGCTCGCCCGCGCGGAGGCACAGCAGCAAGCGGCGGAACTGCACGCGGAGGGATTTGAGGTCAACGGCTGGCGCGACGTTCCCGGCCCTCCAATCTTCCACGCGGACGCCTTTCGGTCGCGGGCCTTTGATTTCCATGAGCTTGCAATACGTCTCGTCTGGAATGGTTTTACCGATGAGCCGTCCAATCCATCCGGCTGGCAGCGGATGAGCGATGCCGAGGATCGCCGCTTGCGGTGCGTTTGGACACCCGCAGTTGAAAAGGGCGTGAATGGTTTTCCGTGTGAGAATCATCGGCGTGTCCGCGTGCGTGCGGCCTCCATCGTCTCTTCCAGTCCGGTCACGTAGCTTCGCCAGTCTGAAATGCGAACCCATTTCGCGTCACGATCTCGCCAGTCGTGCCACTTGCGAGCGCAGAGGGTGGCGTAGAGGTTGCCGTTCCGGTTTGCCACGTTGTCCAGATTCTCCGACACGACGAACTCGTTGAACTCGCGTTCCGATGGGTATTGCCAAGGCACTTTGACCGTCTTGAGCTTTTCCTCCTTCGCCCGCATATCCGGCTTCGATTCTGCCGGAATTTCTTCCAAAAACTCCACACCGGAAACTTCCGGTGACTCTTTAGACTTCTTTAGACACTCTTTTGCATCGGATGGTACATCTTTAAGCTGGTACCTCTTAGTAGCGGCTTTCACCGTAGCCGGTGGGAACCGTAGCGGTTTTTTTCCGCTACGGTCAAAAAGGACGTAGCGAGTGGAGGAAAACATGCCGCCTCGCCGCGTTTTGATTTTCTCGATGTAGCCGGAATGCTCCAATTCTTTCAGGTGTTTCTGAACGCTTTCCCGGTGCCTGTCCATGTGCCGCGCGAGCGTGTTCAGTGACGGGAACGGCATTTCGCACTCAGGGCCGACGTAGCCCTTGATGATGATGTAGAGCAACCGCGCCTCGACTGAGAGGGACGTGTCGCGCACGAAACTGTTTTCAATCGGGAAGCGCCATTCGGCTTTTTGGGTGACGGTGTTCATTTCGCGCCCTCGATTATTGCGGTGAAGCGCGAGATCCACGCGATGCGATTTTGCCGAGTTTTCGCGCCGGTCGGATTTGCCGCTGCGTTTTGTTCCATCCATTTGGTATTCACTCGGAACATCCGATCCAATTCGCGGAGGCAAAGCTCCTTTTCCGTCATTTCGCGGCGAGGGATTTCTTTCTGGCACCGTGGGCACGCCTTCCATGTTCCCGGCAGTTTCGCCCCGCAGCACTCAAAGGCGTTTCGTTTGTATTCGTTCATGTTTGCAAAAGTTGCCCCTTCCGCGTCAGACCCGCCTCGAATGAGAACGGCACGGAAGGGGCGATGAAAAAGGCTTTTGAGCCGGTCTGAATCGGCGCGTCGCCGTGATTGGCGACGCGGGGAGTATTGCACCGGCACGGCGCGCTGGCAAGGGGATTCTGCCCGCCCCCGCCATTTGGCAAGGGCGCGCGGCGCAGTTTTCACCAAGGTTTGTTCTTGCTGCGTCGCGGGGATGTTCCCGGCAGGCTGGCACCGTAGCAGCGCACTGAAATCGTGCAAGCGGTGTTTCATCGCGCTGCGTAGCTGCCCCGCAACTCAACACTTTACGCACGGTCTGAAAATACTTTGAAAAAATGCTTGCGCGCTTTCAAGTGCGGGCCTAGCTTGTCTCCAACGCAAGGCACCACGCCGAGCGGCAACAACCCGACAAACCCGACAAAATGAAAATCGAAACCAAATACGCAATCGTCACCGAAACCGCATTCGACCGCGCCATGCAAATTGCGCGAGGCTGCTACCAGCGCGCGCTTGTCATGGGCCGCGAAGCACTTAGCGGCGCGACGCTTAAGGGCAAGGCTAAAAAATACGGCGCACACTACGCCCGCAGCCGCGACAACTTCCTCGCACGGCTCCGCGCCGCGAAAGTGTCAGTCAGCGAGCAAATCGCAGACCACAACCGCCGCGTTCTCGTCCTCTCCTAATCCCTCACCACTTCATCAAATGAAATTCGCATCACCAAAACACACGCGGCAGGAAATCGTCTCTCTCACGGCGCAATTCGGCTATGCGTTTGAAAAAGCTCGCCTCGTTATTCTGAAATATCGCAAGGCATGGCGCGAGCACGCCACGTATCGCGCCGCCATCGAAAACCAGCTTGCGGCATGGGCCGAAAAGCACGGCACGCGCCCCGTCATGTATTCAGTCGCCTAATCCCTCACCACTTCCACCATGAGCCTCACAATGACACCCCGCGAACAGCGCGAACATCTTTTCGCAATCCGTGAACAGGATGCGCCTTCACCATACACCCTCGCACGCACTCCAGCCATGACATCCGATTCTATTCTCCTCGCCCAACTCATTGAAGCCATGTCCCGCCGCTCGGCGTCTGGCGAACTCTACACAGCCCGCGAAGTGCTGTGTCATCTGCGCGGAGCCGCTGACATGCACGACCCGGCGCTCAGCGCCAAGATTGGCGCATACCTCGACGAAAGCCGCGCGGCGCACATTGCGCTGATTTGCAAATGAGCACTCCAATCAACAACGGCGGGCCTGCGTTCCCGTGCGAGACCTACGGGCATCGCAACGGCAAAGAAACGACCATCCCGACCAACGGCATGAGTCTGCGTCAGCACTTCGCAGGGCTGGCAATGGCCGCGCTGCTGAGTCGCGAGGACACCATCGCCAACGGCGCGGAGGAGTTGATGCACCGCGAACTTGCACGGCTTGCATACCAGCAAGCCGACGCCATGATTGCCGCAGGGGAAGCAAAATGACACGCGGCGGCAAACGTCCCGGCTCAGGCCGCAAGCGCAAGCCGCGCCCCGTGGCGCTGTGTATGCGCCTCTCGCCGGAACTGCACGTCGCATGGCTCGCGCGCAAGGGCACGACCAGCGGGCCGAAACTTCTGAAACACCTACTTGAATTATGAAAAGAACAACCGATGACGACGAAGAAGCGGGTTCGCCTGCGTGCGCTGGATATACGACCGGGGACGGAATCCGCTACATAGGCAAGGGGCTGGCGACACTGGCATCAGCCGGAGTCTGCGGCGTCCTGATTTGCATTACAAAGGGCGAAAGCGGGATCGGATGGTTCGTGCTGAGCCTCTGCATCATCTGGTAAGGCACGAACAACGAAGATGGCCGCTAAACGCAAACCCGATGCCGCGCCGGATGCCGTGCAGGAACTCGCCGCGCCTGCCGTGCTCAAGCGGCTGCAAATGTCCGCTGCCAAATTTGCCGCGCAGGAGGACGACGCGGAGGCTCGCCTTGACGCGCTTCGCTCGCTATCGCCAAACGCCGCCGAGACGCAGGAAAACAAAGGCGCGATTGCCCGCGCCGAGTGCGATCTGCTCAACGCGCGCGACAACTTCAACAAGACGGCCAAGGCGTTGCTGAATTACGACCGTGGCGTTGCAATCGAGCGCAAGGAGGGCGAGAAGGCCAGCATCGAAGAATGCCGGGAATGGATAAAGCACATTCTCGATTGCGTGCAAATCGCGCACCAAAAGTGCCGGATCACGATGGCGCAAGTGGCAGCAAAAGCAAACTCGCCGGAGGATTTTGTTGCTGCCACGGATGGCTCATTCAGTGCGGAGGTCAAGAACGCGATTAGCTCCGCGCTGGAGGACGGCGTGCTGCCGAAGTTTATTGGCGCATGAAAAGATATTGGAGCACGCAGCAGCCCCGCGAAATGACAGCGGACGAGGCCAAAGAGTGGCACGCGTTTGACGCGAAATTGACACCTCATGACATCATCGAAATGCAGACGATTGACCGTGACTGCAATGACTGCGCGCACTTTAAGCGTGGGGCGATTGTGGACGAAATCCCTGCTCTTTTTCCGAAAGGCGGCACGCTGCACCTTGGCGCGGGGAAATACTTCGATGGCCATTGTGCAAAGCTCGACAAGCCAACGCGAGCATTCCCGACTCAATACAGCGGACGGGAATGTTTTGAACATCGGCGCGCAAATTTAATCGCATGAGCACGCTACAATTCGCCGCAGAAAACATCGTTTTTGAGAAGTTGTCCCTCTACACCGGGCGCTTCAATATCGAGCACTACAAGCGCCTGCGCGCCCCGCTCGCGGCCAATGACGACATCCGCACAAAGCGGCTCGTCATGCTTGCGGCGGCGGGCTGCATGAAAACGGTGGCGCTGCAAATTTGCATCGCGCACCACATCGCGCGCGTAGGTGGCGACTGCAAATTCTTCGCGCAGAATGACGACAAGGGCGACACATGGAGCCAAGATCGCGGACAGCCTTTTATCCTCCCGATTCCAGAATGCAGACGGCTGCTCAAAATGAGCATCACGGAACGCGGGCGAGTGACAAAATCGAAGTGGTATTTTCGGAATTGCACGTTCCACATTTCCGGCCCGTCGAAAGCACAGAGGCAGACCGACCAGTTGCAAACCGTATGGATTGACGAGGCGCATTTGCCCGATTCATTCGAGGACGGCGCGCTGAAAGAAATCGAAGATCGAATTCAAAGCGCGGGCTGGCTTGGCAAGGCGGTCTATGGCACCACGGCACCGGATGACGGGCGCGAGATTGCGCAGTTTTTTCTCGCCGGGCCGCAGAATGAGTATCACTGGAAATGCCCCAAGTGCGCGAAGCTCATTTGGCCGTTGTGGAGGGAAGTGACGCCGACGCAAAAGCACGCGGTGGAGGTTTACGGGAAGGACGTTTTCCTTTGGGATGAGACACCGGACAAGAAGCCGATTGTCGAATCCATTCGCGCCCGATGCCCTCACTGCGACGCCATATTTCACGACACGACACAGGATCGGGAATCACTGTGCGGCGATGACTACGTGCCGATGAACCCGAACCCGCAGCCGGGGACTGACTCGTATCGATGGAATGTTTTCTCCGTTCCCGAACTGGAATGGAAATCCACGCTGCAAAAATACGTTGAGGCAATCGAATATGCCTTGCTCGGCAATTTGGACGTGATGGAGAATTTCGTGAAGAAGCAGATTTGCGGAATCTGGACGCCGACCATGCCATCGCTCGGCGACGCCAAGGGCAATCGTGACTACCGGCTCGGAGACGTGTGGCAGTCGGGGGGTGATACATTGCGTGTCTTATCCTGCGACCCGCAGGCAGGCAAGGCTGGCGAACCCGCGCACCGGCACGCGCTTGTGACGGAATGGGACAGGAAGGGCAACTCCCGGCGCGTGTGCTACCGGCGAATTGACACGGCGGCGCAGCTTCACGAAATGGCCGCTGAGTTTGGCGTGCAGGAAGGCAAGCCTGGCAAAAATTCGCACGTCATAATTGACAGCGGACACGAACCCCGCCGCACGTTTCGGGAGTGCGGGCAGTTCGGATGGTATGCGTTCAAGGGGAGCGACCTCCAGCAGTTCCACGCCGTCAAACAGGGCATCGGCGTGGACGCGATGAACGTCACTCATCCCATGCCATATTCGCAGCCGGAGCCGCAATCCGGCATCGTCGGCGAGGCACTGCCAAAAAGCGCACGCAAGGTCAAGGTTGGCCGTTTGCCGGAGGGCTGGGCATATTGCATTACGTCGCACAATCCAGAGCTTTATGGCTACCTCTACGCGCTTATCACGGGCGCATCGGGCCGCTATTTCGGCATTGCCAGCGATATGCCAGAGTGCTACGCGAAAAACATGCCGGGCTTCATGCCGCTAATCGAACCGGATAAAAAGACAGCGACGGTCAAGAAAATCGTGTGGAAGAAAATCCGCGAGGATCACTATTGGGATTTAGAGGTGATGGCACTCGTCATTGCGATTCGCAGCGGCTTCTTTCCTCTCGGCAAAGAATCCGAGATTGACACGCCGCCGCCGCCCGTGTAAATACACGGCAAACCATGCCATCTCCGCAACGCCTTTATCGCCATTATTCCACGCCGGATTTGGCGGCTGCGTTCGCGACGGCCAAGAAGGAACTGGAGGAGTGCTGGCAGTCTCTTGGCGGAGGCGCGAAGAGCGGCACGAAGGCCGTCACGGAGGCCAAGTTGAGGCTGCACGAAATCAACGCTGAAATGGATTTTCGGGCGGGCATTGTGACGACGAAAAAAGTGAACATGGATTTGACCGGATACAAATGAGCAAGCGCAACCGATACCAGAAACACACGGCAACACTTGAGCGGTCAAAGCGCAGCGGCCTCGCGCTCGCTTCGATGGCGAGCTACGACGGCGCGATGCCCGACAAGACACGGATGATGTCGAGTCGCATCGGCACGAACCCCAACTCGGCATACGCGCAGCAGCAGCGCGTGACGCTTATGTGGCAGGCCGAGGACCTAGTGAAGAACAGCGACTGGGTTTCCGTTTGCTATTCGCTGAAACAATACTGCCAGCCGATTGGCTACCTCGCGCAGACCGGCGATCCGGCGCTCGATAGCGAGGTGAACCAATACATGCGGGAAGTGATGAAACGCGGCGGCATTAACCAGTCCGCGCTTTCCGCTTTTTCGTGCGCCGCACACGTTGAAATGCCAGTGCGCGGTGATTCGATTCTGGAGCGGTATGACGACGAAACGCAGCTTCGTTTCATCGTTCGGTGCGCCGATCAAATTGGCGAGCTTTACCGCTTTGTGAATCCCGCCAGCTACGGTGCCGAGGCATTCGTGCAGCCGCCCGCGCCATCCGTGCGCTACATCGCCGGAATTTTCCTCGCGCCAAACGGGATGAATGAAGCGTTCAAAATTTACGAGCGCGGATACAATCAGACCTATCTCAACCCGCAAATCGTCCCGGCGTGCAACGTCATTTATTTCCAAGACAACCTATTCGACGGGCATCGCGGAGTGACCAAGTTTGCGCCTGCAATTCAGTCTATCCAGAAGCGGAATAAAATCTGGCAAAGCGGGATGGACAGCATGGCCATTCAGTCGAAAATTGCAGCCATCGCCAGCAACGCCAGCGGCTCGCCAGACCCGCTCGACTACGAGACGACCACGAACTCAGACGGCACCATCACCTACACGGAAAAGATGGCAGACGGCGCGGTGGTGAAATACCAGTTCAGCGACGGCGACTCGTATCAGTTCATGAAGTCGGAAGCTCCGGGGCCCGCGCTTTTGCAGGGGCTTGACTACTCCGACGAACGTACATGCCTTTCGCTCGGCTTCCCTAAGGCATTCCTGATTTCCGCACGCGACGGCGGCGGCGCTCCTACGCGATTCGACATGAGCCGCGCAGGGCGGGAAATCATGCGCCTTCGCAATGACGTGTATTTGCCGCGCTTGGAAAAGATGGCATACCTTTTCTTGATGGACGGCATCGCGCGCAAAAAGCTACCCGCTCGCGCTGGCGTGCTCAACGGGCACTGGCACTGGCCTTCGCTGCCCACGGCAGACGCATTCCGGGACGACAAAAGCGACGTGGAAGCGATGCGCGCGGGCCTCACGACGCGCACGGCAATCATCGCCAAGAATGGCGACGGCACGTTCGAGGACGTGCTTGCGCGCGGCACGCAGGAAGCCATTGCCATCGAAATGGCAACGCAGGACGCGAACCGGGAGCTTGTGCGGCGCGGATACAAGCCCACCGTGGCAGACCTGAACATCGCGCAGGACACGCCGAACCCCGCACAGCAACCGCAACCCGCGCCAGATGCGAACAAACCGCAAGGCCAGGCTCCTGCGAACGCTACGGCGGCACTGGCATTCGACGAATCGAAATGAAGCCTATCCCGCACACGCAGATTGCAAAGCTCCGCGCGTCGCGAGACGTGCGCGCAAAGGAGCTAGCCGGGGAGCTAGGCGTTCATCCAGTGCATCTATCCTACGTGGAAAACGGACGCAGGCAAAGCGCAAGCCTAGTGCAACGCGCGGTGGCATTTCTCTCGGCGATTCCCGCGAAAAGATAACGCGTTAAGCGTCGCCGCTTTACGTCATAGCATGGCCGCGCTAGACATGCGCCGTGCTCGCAACCTTTCAAGCAACTTTTCGTAAACCGGAAATCACGGCGGATGATCGCGCCGCTGGAATCATTCGCGGCGTGTATGTGATGGAGCTTGGAAAGCTCGCGCAGTTTTCCGCCCGCAGGGACGACGGCACGAAAACGCATAGGGCCGTAACGCTCGACGATGCCCACCTTGCCGCTTTGATGAACCACGCGGGCAATCGCAGCATCCCGGTTCACATGACGCATTCCCACACGTCCAAGGAACAGGACGGGCTTGTGACGAAGGCTGGCGCGCTGAAAGGATTTTACCGCGACGATTCCAAAAACCTCCGCGCTGATTTGCATCTTGCTCCCGGCGCAACTCGCGAGACGGCGCTTTGGCACGCGGAGAATGACCCTGAGAATTTCATGCTCTCGGCGGTTTATTCGTTTCTTCCTGATGACCCGCTTTGCATCCCGCAGGATTTTCAAGCCGCTGACCTTGTGGAAAAGGGCGCGGGTGTCACTGCACTTCTCGCAGCCGATTTAACTACCTCACCTATGGACGAAACCACCACACCTAATGTTGACGACCTGCTCTCTAAGTTGAGCACGGCTTGTCAGGCCGACCCGCACACGCTCGCCGCAGTAAAGGCGATGCTCAAATCCATCGAAAAGGCTGACAAGCCCGAAGATGAAACCGAAGTCACGGAAGTCGTGGAAACCCCGAACGATGACGCCGGAGCCGTCGCAGCTATGGCCGCGCTGGAAAAGAAGTTTGAGGCTCGCCTCACCGCGCAGCTTGCCGACTTCACGAAGGCGCAGGAGAAATCCAAAGCTGATTTGCTCATCGAAGCCAAGGCGCAAATCATCGCGGAACTCGGAAGCGTCAAGGTTCCCGCTGAAAAATCCAAGGCCGAAACCGCGCTTTTCGGTATGCAAAAAGTCAAAGCAGCAATCACC